CGCATTATTGCGGGCGACTATTCCAAGTTCGACAAGCGCATGAGTGCCATATTGATTTTGGCTGCGTTCAAGGTGATCGTCAACATTTTGGCGGCCGCCGGTTGGAACGATGAGGATCTCCACATCGTGTGGACTATGGCGTTCGATATTGCATTCCCAGTTGCCGACCACAATGGTGATTTCGTGCAATTTCTGGGGTCGAACCCCTCGGGACATCCTTTGACGGTGATCATCAACAGCATAGTGAACAGCTTGTATGTGCGCTATGCTTGGTGTACGTCAAACCACAACCTTGAGGATTTCGTGAAGTATGTTGCTTTGATGACCTATGGTGATGACAACATCATGGGCGTGAGTCGTGCTGTGCGTGGTTTTGATCACACTGTGATGCAAACTGAATTGGCCAAGATCGGCGTGGTTTACACTATGGCCGACAAGGAAGCAGAGTCTGTCCCATTTATGGATATCTCGGAGGTTTCCTTTTTGAAGCGATCGTGGGTTTTCTCGCCCGAGGTGGGATCCCATATTGCGAAGTTGGAACACGACTCGATTGAAAAAGGTCTCCTGTACCACATCCCCTCCAAGGTGGTGTGTCCGGAGCAGCAGAGTGTCGATGTGATGATGAACGCACTTCGTGAGTATTTCTTCTATGGTCGTGAGATTTTTGAAGAGCGTCGCGAGAAGTTTTTGGCAGTCATTGTGAACTGCGGCTTGGTGCCATATCTCACGGAAGTGCCAGCATACGATACACTCGTAGAGCAATACTTGGCGTCCAGCGCTAAGTATGCTCCGGGCGGTCGGTGCGAACAATGCAGCGCTTAGGCGCTGCGCTTGGGGCCTACCTTATAAGGTCCCTTCTACGGATAAAACCAAAATGTGAGCGTAATGACATAGTTACCGTACTTTGCAATTGACACAAAAAGTGAAGTATAGGGATGTCAGCGAAATTTGCCAGGGGCGACCCCCCAAAATCTGTATTTACGGAAGAGTCTGGCTGATTCTCGATGTCGATCCTCGACGGCACATGGGTATAACTGTCGTCAAGAGTAAAACTTACCTAACAAACAATATAAACCAAACCAAGTCTATGAACCGGAGTGTGTGGCGTCTGATGCCACTCCGTGGAGGGTACAAGATCAGACACAAGATGAATGTCTTGTTTTTCCAGAATCCCTGCGTTTGGAGATGATACGCAC